TTCTGGTGGTTCAAGATTGGGGAAACAGCCTTCCGCATTCCTAAGCCATTTGAGATTGGAGCTTTGGGTACGATTGCAGAAAGAACTTATGAGCAGTTGGCTGATCAGGGTGTAGAGGGCAAGGTCTTTGCAGAGCGTTTAAATCACATTCTGATGGATACATTCTCATTAAACCCAATTCCACAAATGATTAAGCCACTGATTGACATCTATGCCAATAAAGACAGCTTTACTGGTGCGCCTATTGAGTCGGCTGGTATGGAGAGACTATCCAAGCAAGAGCGTATGAATAATAAGACCAGTGCTTTGGCAGTGGCTATGGGCGGAGTATCTGAGGCCGCCTCTAAAGTTTTAACATTTAACCCAGAAGCTCAGGGTATTTCCCCGATCCAGATGGATTACTTTATCAAAGCGTATTTAGGTTGGATGGGAGCTACGGCTGCATCGACCGTAGATTTAGGAATGGAGCCATTTAAAGAAGGCACACGGGTGCGTAAGCCTGTCATTGATACTTTGGCTTTAGGATTCATTAAGACCGAGCCAGAAACCCAGTCTAAGTATATGACTCAGTTCTACGAGAATAACGCCCGTCTTCAGTCTGCACTAGCGGATATGCGTCACTATGCTGAGTTGGGGGATATGGAGAAGGTCACCAAGATTATGGAAGAAAAGGGCGACAAGATTGCCCTGTCTAAAGTCTATGACAAAGCCACTAAACAGTTGGCAGAACTGCGTAAACAGAGCCGTATCATCGAGAATAGTAAAGACATTAGCACCGAAGATAAACGGGCTGAGATGAACCGCATCAAGATCCTGATGTCGGATATCGCCAGACAGATGGAAGAAATCCGTAAGTCTCGGTAGTTACTTAACTACAATGTGGTCGTTCTCAAACAGCCATCCTATGGTTTTTCGATGAGCGTTCTCCCACAACTCTACCCGTTCTTCTTTGCTCATCTGATAGCCTTGATCTAGATTGGAGTGGCATCGAAAACACAATGCTGCTATGCGGTAATCGTGAGCTTTAAGGGATCGTCCTTTTCCGTCACGGAGCTGGTTGGAGTGAGCTGCACAGACTGTTCCGTCTTGAGTCCCGCAGTTTTGGCATGGTGATTGACGGACAATCTCTAGGAGCTTTTGGTTGCGATACATCAACACCGACCATCCATCAGTTCATCAATTATTCTTTTTAATCTGCTGTTTTCAGCTTCTAATTGATTAATTTTATTAATTAATAGAAATACCTTCTCCTGTAAATCTTGTCTCTTGGTTTCTCTGGTTACAAAATCTTGGATAGTTTTAATATCTTCATTCATTTTTTTAACCTTTCCCACATTTCTGATACAGGCATGGATTTAATCTCCATCCAGCCAATATAGGCGCAAGCAAACATAATAAATACAAAGAAGCTAAACACCAACATAAAGATGAGTATGGCAAATGTAGCCACAAAAAGTATTAGTAGATTAACTATGGTCGTAATCATTTTATTTCCTACGAATATCAAAGTTAACTATGGGATAGCGTTTGGTGTCGCCAGTATCTATCCAAATAACCGTAATGGTTTCACTCCCATCCTCGATAGTCCAGCATCCATCGCCCGAAAGACCTGAGTTTGTATAGAAGTATGACTTGTATAAATTAGGGAAATTCCTACCCTTATGCACGCAAGCCTCGTCAGTTAGCACAATCTTTCCACCAGCCTGATTAGGCATACTAGCTATTACTGCCGAGTGAGCAGAGGACGAGACAGCAAATAGGGTTCCGACAACTAAGTTCTTCAGTAATGTATTCATTTGACCTTTTCCCAACTGTTATTTTTGTTCATATTTTTCTCTAAATTCCAAGACCAAGTAGCCTGGGTAGCACGACGATTTGCAATGTTACTAGCAGCTCTAGCTTCGTTGTAATATTTTTTGGTTCTAGACCCTTTAGAAGAGAGCGAATCTACTTTACTTTTTGCTAACCAGTCCAAAAGTTCCACATGGCGCTCTTTAGGCATGGCAAATAACTTGGCACTTAGAGTGGGCATATAATCAGCCACCCACACACGAACTCCTTGCCCAGTTGCTCCATAACAATTTTTGGTGCGTTTTAAATCAAGGCTTTCTGGGAATATTCCAAACTCTTCTTTAGCCCATATGTTAAGTTTTCCGCAAGTGTAAAAGTTTTGCCAAGCCTTAATGATCATAGCGTCCCAGAAGCGTTGAGTAGGCTCTCTCATTATTCGTCTCCGCCCAAACGATAGCCCTTAATCTTCAAAAGCTTTTTGTCTAGGTCATTCTGCCGTACAAATTGGTGCATATGCAGTTGATCGGAAGTTAAGCACTTACCACCATTTGGCATAAAGAGAGTCCCAGTAATGCAATCCATTAAGAAGACTTTTTTATACATATCGGTGTCAAAGTAAACAGGGGTAAGGACTCGCTCAACACCGCTGATATTGCCCAAGTACAACTCCCGCCCTTCCATCCACTGCCTCTTGGCATCATTCTTAGAGGTGGTCGGGAAACAACTGTTGGCTTTTGCCATCATGCCATCCATAGACTTACCAATACTCAACGCTTCCATTGTTATGTCCTTTCTAGTAATTTCTTACGGTTTGCATACTTCTGCACACTTGCCCTTTCCAAACATTCAAAACACTTAAAACGCTTAATCTTTCGGTTGGCGGTTTGAATAATCTTGCCCTTCTCAAAAGACTTATAGTTCATGCACGAAGAGCAATACTTCTTTTCGTCCTCGTCTACTTCAACATATCCAGCAAATGGAATGGGTTCTTTCATTTCTTAGTTTTCCTTTTAATAGCTACGATTCCTTCTTCTTTTGGTTTGCGTGCCTCTAGCATTTCATCGGCATACTTATAAGCCAATACCGCAGGCTCTTCTTCTACAGAATAATCGCAAGACAAAATGCCACACAATGCAAAACCAGCAAGAAGATCACGGAGATGTTCTTTATCTTGATCGCTCATTGAAGCTCCTTCATCTGTTCTTTTTTATCGCTGTCAAATAATGTTTCACAGTGAATCAAAAAATTCGTTTTACCCATGCCCATTTGGTTAGCAGCTACACAAGCAACATATAACGCAGCCGCAAAAGCATTGATGTATTCAGCGTTTTCTTCGACCATCAGTGCCTCAATATCACGGACTAAGCGCAACACAATCTCTTGGTTCATTTCTTTGGCTCGTGTTTTAAAAGGCGAATCTGATCATTCAAAATGTCGTTCAAATACTTACTTTTGACCGCAATCATTTTGGCTTCTTTGCTGTTATCAATAATGGCACAGGCATCTTTGAGGGCTTTGTTATATCCGCTAGAGAACTCGTCGGTCTTATCTAACGCCATAATCAATGCGTCTCGGATGAAGCTGGATGCTTTGCGGTGTTTCGCCATAGCCTTTAGCTTCTTAATGTGTGCCTCTGGTAAATACAGGCAATACGGAACTAGTTTTTCCATTTTGTAAACTCTAATTTAATTTGATCAAAAAGATACTGAGCCTTTTCGTTGGTCTTTAATTCAGCCCTTGAAGATACATTGAGATAACTACACAACCAGTCTACGGCTGTATCTTCTTTGCGTTCAAAGATATACCCTTGGTCATGAAGAAAATCCCAGAACTCTCGATCCCGGCACATCATGCCAGCCTGTTTGACCATCTTGGCTCCCGCATACTCCTCGGCTCGAACCATTGGCACTTCGGTATCCGCAAGGCGAACCATGACCACCATGTATCTAGCCCCCACAAAATCCCGAAGAATCTCCTCTGGGATCTCGTCAGGGTGAATGGCTAAGGTCAATACATGGCCGTCTTTGGTCTGTTTGAGGGCGACCTTCTTCGCTTCAAATTGGCTGGTCTCCATCAGATTTCCCACTCATCCTTCTCAGGCGTAGGCTTGGCTTCTTCTTTCTTAACAAACTTATCAACCTTTAAAGAAATAAACCTTGTGCCAGTCTTGGGGGATTCTTTCTTCCATCCTCCCAATTTAATCTCGATGCCGTCCTCATCGTGTTGCTCCATAAGGAACTTTAAATAGGCACGGTCAATCTTGATGTTCCCAAAGTAATCGGGGGAGTCTGCCGTCTTACGAATCGTTGATACAAATAAACCACCAGTATTTAAATATTCCATGTTATTCCTTTGTTAATGATTTTTTGGTTGCAGAAAACTTCTCCATAATCTTGGCGTAAGCGGTCTCGTCTAGTGCCTTTGCCTTATCAAATACGGATCGATTGGTCTTAAAGATCGTAGCCACATCGTCCACGCTAGTTGCCAAGGACAAGAGGGCATCGCATCCAGCACCCAAGGTTTCCATCCACGCACCGATATCCTCGTTATCTGCCAAGGAAATCTGCCATGCTTTCGTGGTTGGTTGTGGCTTGGATACGGGCTTGGGTTCAACCTTCTTGACAGGCTCTTCCTTGCCAGTCGTGGCGTCTAGGGCGTCATGCTCAACGATCTCAAAGGCGTTGACCCATAAGTAGCGACGAAGATAGGAAATCACCGCACCGAGGTTCTGAACATCATGGCAACCCTTTAATGCAGCTGAAGACATGGGAGCCGTAAACATAATCGATGTGCCGTCTTCCGTGTCATTAATCTGTAAGTAAGCCATATCGTTGCTAAACGATACAACCCCACACAAACCGATGTCGTTACAGATTGTCTGGATCGATGGAAGAAAATCGCCCAACTCAAAGTAGTCATAGCCAGCAAACTTATTCTTGCCCGACTTCGTTAGTTTCTGTCCTTGTAAGGCGATCCGTGCCTTTTGTAGTTTTTTATATACGCTCATGCTACCTTCTCTAAATAAATGTGAGTTAATGTTTTCGCCATTGTGTAAATATTAAAGGCGTCCGATTCAAAGTCTCTTGCAAATGATGGGTTAGAGGCTAACGCCAACATAAACTTAAGAGTTAATTCCTGCGATGTTTCCATATCATTCCTTTCTTAGTTCAAGTTCAATCAATTTACTAAGGTAGTGTTGGGCCTTGCGAAGATCCTCAATCCCACCCTTCTGTCTCCAGCGAGAAACATACTTAATAACGTTCCCTTCAAAGTACCCAATGTCGTTGGCCGCAATATAGTCCCATGTCTGGATACCTTGTTTTGTGTAATGGCTACCGCCCACCTGTGTATCGTTTGCACTCATGCCATACCCCGAAGACAAACAATTAACAGAACAAACATGGACATGGTTATTAAAATCTTCTGAATCCAGTATTGACGGTTCAATATCTGAGGGTCGTGGATTAAATACTTTTGGATCTCCAACATATCGGGGTCTTGCTCCACATATTTAGGCTTTAATGGATTAAGGTCGTAATTCACCCCAATCTTGATCTTGCCGTTGTTGTAATACTCAGCGTCTCTCATTGCTCAACTCCTTGTAAATATTTGGCGTACTGCCCACACCATTTAGACACCTGACAGAACTTGGCACAGCGAGTGCGTTCACCAGCCCTAACCTCAATGAAATATCCCTTACCAGTACTTTCTAATGCCAATTCAGCCTCTTCTTTTGTGGTATGGACAGACTTCGCCCGAACGCCACCTTCCTTCTTCACGGCATAGACTGTTGGTTTTTCCCAACATTCTTCGGGGGTGCATTCTGGGAGTGGCTCAAGGGTATCGTTGGCAAACAACGCTTCGCTATGAAGGTGAATCCTTCTCCTGATAAAAGCTTCCCGCTCTTCCATGCTCCACAACTTAATGTCCAAGGTGGCAACCTGCTTTTCTGGGTATCCCTCTCTAGTCTCAGCATCCCTTGAATTCCAGTCCCGAATGATGGCGATGATCTTCAGCTTATTGACAGGGGTTTTCTTAACCGTCTCTACCAGCCATGCGTAGATGTTAAGTTGTTGCTCCCATTCCTTCTTTTCATTC